ACGCATCTTATCCGGTATCTATATAATTCCGTATATAGGTCCTTGGTAGTTACACGGTTATACTAATGTACCCCTTAAGGAGTGATGGTCACCAGGTACGGAGTACCTTCGGCATCTTCTCTGTGAGGGGCCGTTTGACCTTAAACAAGTCCACGGAAACCCATTAAAGAAGTTTTCTCTTGCTCTATTTCTTTAATCAAAAGTCAGAAATTTTCTGCTTTCGAAGAATGAGATAGAGGAAGAATGATTCTTTCATTATTAAATGGATCCAAAGGTGATACTGTTTCATCACGGGAATCTTTGATTTTCGATTTGATATAATTCATCATTTCAAATTTCCAAGATTCTCTGTAATAATTAGTAAACACTAATGGACCATCAAATAAGAAACGACGGACTGGTTTTCTGGAAATAAGATCCCCTACACTAGACCAATAATGATCTAGTATAGATAGATATAAAGGAGAATCCTTAATATCTAGGTCAAAACCAGGAACTTGTTCCAAACTAAGTAATTTCTGAATAATTTCATCAGTCTTACTTAGGTTCCTCTCTCAGATACTGAGAGAACTACGGAACTTGGCTTCATCAATACTTGATAGAAACCTATCCATAGTTACCGCAGAGAGCGAGTTAGTCAACTTAATACTAGTTGATAACCCATCTTCGGTTGGAATAAAACCAAAAGGACCCTTAACCAATCAGGATAATCTATCTAACTGACTCTTACGAACAGTTGGTATAGATTTATACAGTTGGTTAACGGAATCCTCGGTAAGGTAGAATCCCTTGTTGACTAAATCAAGAAGTACAGAAGGTACTCCTTTTAAAGATTTTAGGGCAACAAGAAGGTTCTTAGCTCCTACAGGAGATACTTCTCCTTTCATAGTAACTAATCTCTTAGCAAATTCAAAAGAATTTGAAGATATTAGTGACTTGGAAAGATTGATCTCCACACCTAAGACAGTAGTCATCAAATGGTGGTAACTTTTAGCAACTGAACTGTTGGCAATAACCACATCATCACCTAAAATTGCGTAGTGAACAAAATCTGGTATTCCTACCCGATTAGCCGCTACACGAACTAAAGTGTGATGAGTTAAAGCTAACATAGCTCAAGAACTCAAAGCCCCCATAGGTTGACCAACAGAGTATCTCAGAGGGATTCCTTTATGAAATCAATCTCTATTAGTCAGGATATTAACCCAACTAGTAGCCGCTTCTTTACCAATCATCAAACTAAGAATCTGATGTTGTAAAGAAATCGGAAGACGATCTGTGGCTGCACTTAGGTCGTAAGAGTAAAGAGTCTCGTTATTTAAAAGATCTTTTCCGAATAGATCTTTTAAGTATCTAACAGGTCTATCTTGATCAAAAGTACCATCCATAGGAAGTGTATCTAAGATCTTGAAGATTCTGTCAGACAACGGTCTAAACACTGATTGTGTAATAGAATCCGTGATAGCGAAAACTCTCACCTTACCTGCCGCTTCTTCCTTTTCACTTAACTTACCTAGAATAAGATTTCTGTCACCAGTATAATTACCAGTTGATAGAAAATCTAATTCTTTAGCAAGTAAGGAAAGGAATTCAATCCCTCCGGGGACCATACGACAATAGTCGTATAGATCTCGACGTAAAGGAGAATCCTTTCATGCCCAAATATCTTTCCAGATACCAAGCATAGAAACGGAATGATTCGGACCAGCTGCACCGAGGTGTAATAGTTTTATAGGTTTAAGTGTTACTTTAAAATAAGGTAACAGTTGTCTAAAAGCTAAACGAACCTCGAACTTAGGTAAAGTCATAGACTGTCCCTTAAAAGGGTCAGTTATGGTCGATAACTTAAGCTTACCAGGTATCTTTATGATACGGTATACAGCGAAAACTGAAAGGACTGCTCGAGTACTAGACAGGTCTCCATCTCTAACAAGAGAACGGATAGATCCTGGAATAATACCGGGTAGCCCTCCTTTAATAGTAATCGGAAGTTCTGTTACCAGAACTGGATTACCGCTTACAAAAGCTTGCACGATTCTCGTACACTCTTTAGTGTATTGGACTACAAAAGTAGGACCATTAACATTTCAGAGCTTTAAGAGCCTCGTCGCAAACGACATGTAAGGCGTTTTCGGGAGTTGCAAAGACCACACAATAAGACGAGTTCAAGATAGGAACATATCCTTACGGATATATCCTACTGAATCTAGTCTCTTTGAAAGTGTAGATTGTATTGTATTATTTATTCTTATCATGGTTTTATTTATTAAATTAAATAACCTACATAAGGTAAAGATACAATATGTACCTATACTTTACGGGGTCTCTCTCACCAAACTGGTCAAGTTTGGTGTTGCGACTTCAATATAGAAATATATTAGATCACGCAGAGGGAGGATTAGACCCATAGGTCATGAATCTCAACGCGAGGAAATAAAACCGCCTCATTCGGAATAATGAGAAGGCATATCGCCTGGACGTGGAAATCCA